ATAGGAATTGCAGAGCAATTTCCTATTATATAAATAAAACTAGAGAGCAAATATTTATACCTGCTCTCTAGAACTTTCGTTTTTTAATCACTTACTCGTTTTTAGTTCAACCAATTCTGAATGGATTCCTCACTGCCTTTTAGGCATTTGGGGAGCTCATCACCTGCCTCCAACATCTTATGTAATGCTTTCTTTAGCTCGCTCACCCTTTCTTCTTGCCCCGCCTCTTCTGCTGCCTGTTGTTCCAGTTCCTGCGCTATTTCCATTGCGCTGATTATTCTGGACAAAAATTTAAGACCGCGTTCGATAGTCTTTTTTGCATCAGCACCATTCTCGTAAGTTGATAAACCATATAATTCTTTTAAAATCACTTCTAATGACTGATTTTCTTCAGTTCCTGGAGCTATTGTGCTAATAGAGCTATAAATTGATTTATAACCCGAAATTATAAAATCCATTCCCATCGAACTAATATTGTATCCTAGTTTTTTATACCGTTGCTCTCTTTCTTTTGCTGTCATCTTCTTTCCTCCTATACATAAGTGACCTTAGTGACCTTTATATTTCGAAACTACTTATATTATAGCATAACTAATACTTTTATTCAACATTATGCAAATTACATCTTTTAATTAAATTTAATATCCTAATTTTTTAAATTTTGTAACTAATTCATTCATAGCTAAATCTCTATGGTTATGCACAGAAGCATATTCTTCTTCATCCATATCTCCCATAGGTTTATCAAATCCGTCTGGTATAAATAGAGGTCCATATGTTAAACCACCTAATTTCCCCGGAGCTTTAGCAATAGTTCCTTTACATTCTCCTCTAGCAACTATTTTTTCTCCATTTGGTAATATTGCTGTTAGAACACAAACAAATCTACAACTTCTATCTTTTATATCAGTATATTGTTTCATATTGTTCAATAATTTATTTATATTTTCTTCTTGGGTTGGATGTTCTCCAGCATATCTTCCTGTATATACACCTGGCTCTCCATTTAATTTATCAACACATAATCCTGCATCATCTGTAATTATGATTTTATCTTTTATATTATTTTCCATACAAAAGTTTTTAATTGCATTTGCTTTTATATCTGAATTTTCTTCAAAAGTTTCTCCATCTTCTATTATTTCTTGATTAAATCCAATATCTTTTATTGTGTATAATTCAGCATCAAATCCATGTGACTTAATTATATTTTTCATTGCTTCAACCTTTGCTTTATTTCCTGTTCCATATAAAATTTTCATTTCTTTTTTCCTCCTTTTTATTAATCAAATATGGTGCCATATGGCACCATATTTGTTATTATCTTTTTTTCAATTTATCTTCAATTTCAACCCTAAGGTAAAATGGTAAATTTCTTATTATTGTTGACAACTTTCTTCTACTAATTCCAAGTTCATCAGCAATTATTCCTCTATCAGTACAGTTTTCTTCAAATACCATGGTAACAATAGCTTTAAGATAATAATTCCGATCCATCGTTTACCTTTCCTGATGTACACTGCACACATACTACATATCAATTTGCACACTTGTACTCATTTTAATAAGTTTAAAATTTCGATTATTATTATAACATATATATACTTAAAAAGTCAAAATTTATAAAAAAGTTTAACTCTTTATTTTAAAACTAATTTTTGGAAAAGAAAAACACTAAAATTTCAAAACTAAAAAATATTTGAAATACTAGTGTTTTTCTTATGGTGACCCCTACGGGTTACGCACTCTAGTTGTATTCTTTATTATATAGTTTATATTCTTTTTTGTTCTTTGTCAAGCATTATTTTCTGATATTTTCTTCTTTATTCTTATGTGTTTTCTATCTACTGCAACTTTTATTGCAACTATTTTTTATATATTATCTTCCACCTCTTCAAACTTTTCTTTACATTCTTCCAGTGTCATATTTTTTGGCAAGTATGCTTCTTTAAAGTAATATATTTCTTCATTTTCATCTTGCTTTTTATCTCTTAGCTGTTTTCCTTCTTCTGGTACTAATTTATTAAATTTTTCTTTTTCTATTATTTTCATATATTACCTCCTACTTTAATATCCAATTTTTATTTGTTGCTATTGCTTTTTCTTCATCTGTTAGCTTTGCTAAGTTAGTTGTTCCTAAAGTTAATGTTTTAGCTTCTTGTCCTGTTAAATCTACTAAAGCATTTAATATTCTTAATAGTGTTGAATGATTTAATAATGTATTAGTATTAAAATTTAATAGAGTATTTATATTATAAATTTCTTCTATTTCTATTAAATTATTGCAACTGCTAAAACAATTAAAATTACTTGATGTACTTACATTAATAAAATCTACATATTTTATTTTTTTTAAAGCTGGACATTCATTAATTATATAAATAAATATAGCAGAAATTTTAGGTTTTAATTTACAATTAATTTCTTTTACTGCGAAACAATATTGCAAAAAAGTACCTGTATTTTCTATAAATTCTTCAGTAAATTGAGGCAATTTCTCAAGTCTATACAAATTTTGAAATGAAATATTTTTTTCATTCAATGTATATTTGGACAAATCTTCTAAATTTGTATTATATTGAAAAAGAAGATTGGAATCTGTAGATGATAAAGTAATTTCACTAAAATCAATATTACCTAAATTAGTTAAATTCGTACATCTTGTAAAAGCATTATTAATATTTGTAACTTTACCAAAATTAAGGTTAGCAATACTTTTTAATTTGTAATTATGGCTAAAAGTAGCTGATATATTGGTTATACTGCTACAATCTAATCCATCTATTTTTTCTAAATTATAACAGCTAGAAAAACAAGAACCTAAACTAGTTCCATTTATTCCAGCATTATTTTTAAATTTTAATGATTGCAATAAATAACAATTTGAAAATCTACTATTGCCTGAGCTAAATCTTATTTTATCAAAAATAGCATATAATACATTATTAGGAATACGCAAATTAACAACTTCATTATTACTATATGCAATTATATATCTAGTTTTATATCCTTTGCTACATTCTTTATCTTTTATAGTATCAAAAGTTCTATCATCAGTATATACTTTATCAACGCTAATAGTTTGTTCATCACTTGTTTTGTATTTAGAAAAACCATTTATGTAACAACTAGTATTATTTTGTCCATCATATTCATCACTTAATAAAAGTATAGCTTTATAAGGATAATCTTCTGTATCATTTTCTAAAATTGTTTCTATATCCCACCAATCATGCTCTGGTTGCCAAGCATCATCACTAGAAGAACTACCTTCAATTTGATTTATTTTACTAGCATAATCTCTAAACGTATCATTATCTGTAACTGTTACACCTTTGTTTTGAATTGCATTTTTTATTTGTTTTTTTGTTTCTATAAGGTAATCTGCTTTGTTTGTTGTTGACCTTAAACCACCTCCCCGTTGATAAAATCTAAAATTGAATTTATATCCCCTAATGATTCATCTAAATCATTTTTTGTAACATATTGGCTTAAATCTATGTTCAGTACTTCGCTTTTAAGACTATCTATCCATTCCTGTTCTGTTCCTTCAAATCCTAACTTGACAGCAATTTCATAAGCTGATTTTCCATCTATCCCATCTTTACCATCAATACCATCTACTCCGTTTTTACCATCTTTTCCTTTTAAATTTGGAGTTTCACTTTTTCCATCTTTATTTGTGATTTCTAATATGTATTCTTTGTCTGTATCTGTTTTTACTGTTATAGTAGAAGAAAAACCATCTTTACCATTAGCACCAGCTTGTCCTTTTTCCCCCTTTAAATTTGGTGTTTCAAATTTTTCATTTTCATTAACTATTTCTAAAATATATTCTTCACTATTATGTACTTTTTCTGATATTATAGGAGAAAATCCAGCTTCTCCTTTTTCACCTTTTAAAACACCAATTTTAAAAGTTCCAATATCTATACTATTTTCTATTTCAAAATTTTCTATATTCCTAATATCACCTACTATTCATTCTCTATAAATGTTACTTCACTTAATAAATTTATTTTTCCAATAACGACTGTTTTTATATAATTATCTATTTTAATTTCTATATCATAAATATAATAACCATACTCTAAATTAGCAGTTTCTTCATGTGAAATAATTAGTTTAAAAACATCTGATTCTTTTTTTATTTGATTAGTTGATAATTTTTTTTGTAAAACATATTCAATGTCATTATAATTTTTCTTTATTGTGAAATATATTTCATCAACCTCTTCTGAAATTCTATTACCATTTTTATTAACTAAGGAGAAAACTATAGGAAGTGTATCTCCTCTAATTAAATCAATATTTTTTTCTCTCCTTTTCATTCTCCTTTTACATAAATTCTAACTTCAAAGCCTCTAATCTTAATGACTTTCCTTCTGTACCAATTTTGATATGAGTTCCTATTACTTCTTTTTGCCAACCTAAATTTTCAACATAAGATTGAGCTTTTATTGCGTTCTTTGAACTTATAATCTCAATAGCTTCTATTCTTTTACTTTCTCCTACTGTCCCAGCTAAACAACCGTTAGGTACATAATTTAACCAACCTTTATCTTGAACATGTACTCTATATTGAACTGGTATATCAGCAAATATTTTTATTGCTTCTATTCTTAAACCTTGTCCTTCTGTGCCTGCAACTTGTCCATTAGATTTTTGTTCTTGCCATCCTAAATTTTGAATATGTACTTGATAACTCAAGTTTGTTTTATGAAGTCTTGACTTAAAACTATTCCAAGCTTGCTCATTTTCTACAAAAGGTTTTGGACATATTTTTCCAGTCACATCATAATGTCTAATAACCCTTTCAATTGGAATATTATATTCATTCATTTTATTTCTGACTAATTCTATAGCATTGTTTAGCGTTGCTTCTGAAAAATCATATTTTCCATTTTTTCTTGTATCACATAGCTCTATGTTTAAAGAATTTGCATTTATACATTTTCCATAAAAAGCACCACCTTTTGTATTTCTTAATTTTCCACCACCTACAGAATATGCTATTCTATTATCTGGTACACTTCTTGTTATTGAATTATCATCAACAAAATAATGTGCTGATGCCTTAATTATATTGTTTTTAAAATAATTTGCATTTGCTTCATCAGTATCACCATCGTTTCCTGTATAATGTATAACTATATATTTTATATTATTTCTATTTCCACCATAATTAGCAGAATTTGCTAAATTTTGCTTTATATTCCTAACTACTTATCCTCCTTATTGTTTAATTTATCTTTTATCGTATCTGGTAATTTAAAACCTAATTTGTCACAATTTTCTGCAATAGAGTTTATTTCCATATAACTAATATAAATTACCAAGAAATACATTATAGAACTTAATCCAAATGCTAATTTAAATAATACTCCCAGTAATATATATACTAATTCTGCACACTTTTTTCCTATTCCATCTCTCATCTTTGAACTATCTATACTTTTACTTCTCCATGCATTAACATATCCTGTTACTATGTCAATTAACATTAAAATCAAAGGCAATGCAAATACCCATATAATATTTGTAAATTCTAAATTCATTAAATAATCCCTAATTAATTCCTCCTATTAGTCAGTTGTTTTCTTATATTCAACAATAACAAATCCATCATATCCTGAATAATCAACAAAGTAGTTGAACTGAGCTCCAGTATAATATATACCACAGCCTTTTTTCTCTTTAGCATTATAAAAATTCCATGGCACAAATCCACGTGAGTTCATAAATCTATAACCACCATATAAATTCAGTATAATGTCTAAATCTGGAGAAATTTCAGCCGTAAACCAACTATTCTCTGTGTTTTTTATTTCTCCCATATAAAATTCTCTTCTATAAATTCCTTTGCCATCTATATCTGTACCTATTCTGACCTCTTCTGTCGAATATATATTAGGATATATTTCTGTTAATTGGTTATTTATCTTTTTTACTTCATTTGTTACTTTTGTATCTAGATTTGTTACATCTGTGTCAACTTCATTTATTGCATTTTTTATATTATTTTGGAAATTGTCCATTGTAATTTTATTTAATTTAGTTACGTTATTTATCCATTCTATAAGTTTAAAAGCCCTTTTATATTTCCTCCTTCATATATTCTTCTAATTCTTCTTTACAATTTAATTTATTTATTAAAAAATCTAGTTGTCTTTGTTTTTTTATATCTCTAATTTCTAAGCATTTTGTTTTTAACAATAGTAATTGTGTGTAATCAATCGCATAATATTTATTATCATCATCTGGAAATGTAATACCTGCTTTCACAATATCATATTTCCAGACATCAACACTATATTTTTTACAAATTTCTAATAATCTCTGTGCTATCACACCTATTCTAAACTTATTTTCTTCATCATTTTTAAACTTAAATTGAATTAGCTCTACTTCATCAAAAACTTTTAATAAATTCTCATCAATTCTTTCTATACTATCTTTTAAGCGTTCATCTGAACTTCCACTGTTTATCCAAAATGATGAAACACTAAAATTAGTATTTTTATTTGCATCAACGTGAAATGCTATCGCATTTCCAGTATAATGACACCAATATGTGTGGTCAGGTCCATCAATGTCTACATCTGGTGAATGCATTACTCTTCCTTTTCGTTGTCCATCACTAAAGTATCCTATTCCGCTGTCTACAGCATTTGCATCAATTTCTGTGCCAACTTGGGCATTATCATCAATTATTCTTATTTTTTTTCTTCTTCCATCAAGTTGAATTCCATATTTTACAGTATTAAGTTCTGTCGAATAACCTTCTCCAATGAAAAGATAATTCGTTTTCATCATATAAGTATAAATTTGAAACAATCCAATCAAAGTTTGCAAATTGTCATTTATTTTTATATTTATAGTTTTTTCAAGATTTTCGTTGTCAATTGATAAAACTGAATTTATATTCACTACTGGTTCTTTAGTTCCATTTTTTATATTTTGCATTGCAACAACATCTGTAACTGTAAAATTTGTTCCTGAACTTACACATCTATATATTTTTAATAATTCTTCTGGTAAAATTACTAATCCTTTTATATGTGATAAAGCTAAGTATATATCTAAATCTGTATAAACATATTTTTTATTCAAATTACTTGAAATCTTTATTTTACCATTTTAATCAAGAGTAAAATAATCACTATTTATAATAACTGAATTTCCTATCAATTTAACAATCCCTTTATCATTTTCAATTGCTAAATTCAATGAAGCTATAATTTCATCTTCATTTACCTTTTGAGATACTTCTAAAAGTATTTCTCTAGTTAATATCTGTATCATTGCTCGCACTTCTGTTGTCGTAGCAAATTTGCTAGTAAAATCATTTAAAACCACATATTTTGCTTTAATATTTGCAAAATAATTAAGAATTTCTATATAATTTGTGCCTTCGCCTAATAAAAGTATAAGTTCACCTAAATCTTCAATCATTTCATTTTCTAATATGTATTTATCGCCTTCATCATCTATTCCAATTCTTCGTATTATTTTGGCTTTATTATCTTTAATGACATACTCATCAAATACTCCTTCATATTGTCTTAAAACCATATCTATGCCTAAGTCTATAATTTCATATTCTTCTTTTACAGTTTCTCCATCTTTTACTTGTCTCGTTATCTTTATGAAACTATCTCCAAACAACTCTACATCATCATTTAAATACAAATCATCTGATAAATATTGACTATCAAACACCGTATTATTGCCATAAATATGTAGTTCTATTAACTCTCCTGCCATACAGTTATCTAACTGTATTTTCGTTATTCCTAAAACTTCTCTTGTTAAGTCTGCTATATTTTCTACTTTTAAATTAATTGAATCTATCGTTTCTTCTATACTAGAAATTTTAGAATTATATTCATCAACTTGTTCTATAACAGAAGTTATTTTTCCATCAATTTTATTTACACTCAATTCAACATTTTTAAATTTAGTTTTTAAATCAGTATTATTTTTTGCTTTTTCTTCTATCGTACTTATTTTAGGCGTTTTGATATTTCCAGAATAAGCTCCATTGTATTTAAAATTGTGATTAAATACATAAGTTGGATAAGTAAAATCATCGTTGTCTAATACTTCTATCTTATCTCCTCTATCTAAATAAGGTAATCCATAATAGTTCGTTTCAAAAGGCAAATACTTTAATCCAATTAAATTGTCATATAATTCATCAATTACTTTTCTTCTTTCTTCATCTGTTATCATAAAATATTCTTCTTTAATTGATAATTCTTTTACCCCTTGTTTAATATATGGTTCATAAATAAAATTATCTAAATTTGGTTTTTTTTCTAATATGGATAATCTAAAAGTTATTGAACCTTGAGTGCCTTTTGGAAAATCACAATATGTTCTAAGCATTGAACTTGTCGCTAATGACAAATCTGGTAATGTAGTTATCTCATCAATATATATCTTATTATCTTGTAATTGATTAAAAGGATATCTCACATCACCTAAAAACTGACTTGAATTTTTAGGATAAGTCGAAAGGAAATACATATTTCCATTTCCAATTACTTCTTTTATTTCTGATACTAAATAATATTTGGTGTTAGATTTTAAGTTTTTAGAAAGTTTATTAAAATAATTTCTAAATTCTATTGAACTTCCTTTAGTATTATCACAACTTAACGTAATAAAATTTTCATTATCTGGCAATACTTCAATTCCACTAGTATTAATAGCTTCATTAACATTATACAGTTGTTTTCCACCAGCTAATTTCATCATTTCTGTATTATCTTTTGTTACATTTTCGCCTTCAACATCTTTTAGTCCTACTACTACTGTATTTATTGTTCCAAATAAATCATTTTTCTTAAAATCATCATAATATATGTTTCCATCTACTGTTTCTACAGATTCTCCTAAACTTAAATTCTTAATATATACTTTATTATCTCTACCAATTTCAGCAAATCCTCCTGCTAATTGGGCTATTGAGCTTAATACTTTCTTGCAAGTTTCATTGTTCGTAAAAGGATTTCCTTTTATAATATAATCTTTATTAGGAAAATTGATATTACCAGCTTCTAATCCAACTTGCACACATAAATTTTGAAATAACTCATTTAATTTTATTGGATATGTATTATTATCTATATAAGTTTTGTTGAAATTAATCATATAATCATAACCATTAAATGTTGTTTTATTTTTAGCATCTTCATCATCTGATTTGTCTATAATAAAATCTCCAAATGGAATTTCTTCTAAATTTCCATTTATTTCTTTTCCCGTATATACTGATATTGTTTTTCCTTCCAAGTTTAGTTCATTATTTAGATTAATAATTTCTACTCTTATACTTTTAGCAATTGTAGTTCCTATAAAAGTATCATCTGAATAACAATCATCTTGAATTTCAAAACCAACTAACTTATCACTCTCAGTTATATCAATATTATCTTCTACTATATGTATTCTACCTAAAAGACCTGTTACTACCTTGTCTTTACATTCTTGTTTAAATTCTTCGCTTACTTGATACCTTTATTTCACCTACAATTCTATCAAACTTATATCTGTTGAATTATACAAAATTCCTTTATCTGTTCTATTCCATTTCATTGTTGTTTTTCTATCTCCTCTGTAACATTCTCTTATTTCTATTTCTCCTGTATATGGATTAAAGAATCTTACAGATAATGTCTTTAAAACTTTTATTGTAGAGAAGAAATCTACTAATTCTTCTCCACTCATTGGTCTTGTATGTAATATCACTTTATATTTTTCGGCAACAGGATTGTAATGCATATATCCTTTTGCATTTCTTCCAGATTCTAAAGATAAATCATACCATTCAACATCGTATCCTTCATCTTTTAAATATTTACTTAGATTTTTTCCATCTACGGATATAAGACTATTTACATACCTATATTTATCCTCCTACACTAGAATTGGAAAAGGTAAATTTCCAGTTCTATTTGTATAATCTTTAATTCCATCTACTGCTGTTTCTAATATTGTACCTTTATCTGTTTTAGCAGTTATATTAACATCTATAGTTCTATCATTAATTGCATTTACTATATTTGCTGTCATATCTTCAATAATGTTTCCATTTATCTCTATTTGAGAAACAGTAGCAATATTTCCATTAACTTTTCCATAATCTATAAAGTTATTAGTATCTACTTCAAAATCTTTAGTATTTATCGAAACGCCTTTATTTAATTCTCCCAATTGAGAATTAATACTTAAATTATCATTAAACGAATCACTTAAATCATTAGCAAAAGATGTTACTTGTTTAACCGTTTCTGGTATTGCTTTATTTAATTGTAATTGAAATCCTTGAGCAAAAAAACGTGCTGATTTTTTAGTTTTCTTTGATGGCGATGCATTTCCCAATCCTTTATCAAAATGCGAAACTATTGCATTAGCAAAACCTCCAACGATTTGAAAAATTCCTAATGGGTTTCCAGAAATAACATTAATAAATCCTTGCACGAAATAACGAGCTGATGCTCCTGTATCTCCTAGTCCACCATCGAATCCTGATTTTACTTTCCCACCTACATTACTTCCAGCTTGATTAGCTGAATTTTGCTTATTATTGACTTCGTTTACTGCGTTTTGGATTTTAGTTGCCGTATCTGTATCTATGCTTGATAATGCTGTATTATACGCTTGATTATCTGTTTGTGCTAAATTAAACCATGCTTGCCTTGTATTTTCTGTCAATCCTTCTGCTTGAGCTATACTTGCTAAAATTGCTCCTTGAGTATCTGGTTCTATTTCAGCCATTTGTTTCTCAAATTCTTCTTTTGACCTTGTTGCAAGATTTTGCCAAGCACTCGCAACATTTTCTGTTAATCCTTGTGTCTTTGTTATACTTGCAATTATTGAGCTTTCTGTGTCTATTGGTACTTGACTTATTGCACTTAAAAAATTATCTCTTGAACCTGTAGCAAGTTTATTCCACTCCTCTTGTATTTCTGGTGATAATGTACTTATAGTTGTTGTTTGTGATAACATATTAGCCTTAGTTGCTTCATCCATTTCATTTAATTTAGAAATGTATTCTTGTGTATTTGTCTCTGCCAAAATTTTCATTTCTTCAATAGACTTAGCAACTTCTTCAGTTATTGATGTACTAATTTCACCAACAGCTTGTGTTGTTTCTTGTGCATATAAATCTACTTGTTGTCCGTAATATATTACATCTCTCGAAGTTTGATTTGCTTTCTCACTAATAGTACTTAAATTTTCTCCTGCTTTTTCAAGTTCTTTATTAGACTTCCATCTTTGTATAAATCCTTTTTCTTCTGAATCTGTAACAGATTGCACTGCCTTATTGTAATTTTCTTCTGCTTCTTTTAAATCTTTAGTATCTTGTATTTGTTTTTTTATAGACTCTCTATAAAGTTCTAAATATGCTTCTTGTTCTATCTCTTTTTTCTTTTTGACAATTAAATTTTCTATTTCAGTTTGCATATTTTTATAATTCTCTATTATTCCATTTTCTGCTTTATATTGTGTATCTAAAGCAGAGTTAAGTTCTCCTAAAATAAAATCTACTCTAGCTTCATAACCTTTTTTTACTCTACCATTTTCATCAACCAAAGCTTTAAGTTTATTTTTAAGCGTTTCTGTATATTCCATATCAGCCATTTTAGTTTCTGCGTTTTCTTTAATTGATTGCTTTTGAGATTCATAAGCCTCTGTTGTTTTTTCTATTCTACTTTTTAATTTTTCATTTGCTTTTGCTAAATCATTAAGTTTACTAACTGATTCATCACTATCAGCTCCAATTGCTCTTATTGCTAAGCTTATTCCTTCAAAAGCTAATACTGCACCTCCTAAAGCTGGATTGACAAAACATAATAATAAACCACCTATTGTTAAAATCAAGTCTGAAAAGTCTAAATCTAATTTTTCTATTATTGGCTGTAAAGCCTTAAACACCTCAAATTGTGAGCAAAACTCAATCAAAGCATTACCTAGACTTGAAAATATATTACCTATTGTTTTAAATACACCTATTACAGCATCTCCAATAAATTCTATAAACCATTTAAAATTAGAAATTACTATTTCTAATCCTTTTCTAAAGTTCTCACTCTTAATATATAATTCTACAAATCTTGCTATCAAAATTGTAATTACTCCTGTAACAAATCCTGCTGTACTTGCTAATTCTTTTAACATTAAAATTCCACCGTTTCCATTAGTAACAAGTAATTTTAATGCTATAGCAAATTCTTTTATTCTTGTAAAAAACTTACTTAGTACTTGTAAACCTAATCCAAAAGTAGTTGTTGCACCTGCTCCTGTTTTTAATATATTAATTAATGTTTTTATCCAAGATACAAATTTAGCAATTTTTCCTATTGCGAAGATACCTGCTATTAATCCTGCTATTACTGTAATAACTTTTGCTATTCCATTCATATCTTTCCATGCCCATTGTAAATTTCCATTAAAATCTCTCGTAAATCCAAGCCATTCTAATATCTTATCTCTTATTTTTTGAGCTTTTCCTGATATTTTGTCCATCATATTATCCCATTCTTTTAAAGAATTTAATAACTTAGAATCTATACCAGTTGCAGTTCCTCCACTTCCACCTTTTGCTGAATTAGTAGGTAATGTTATATTATTGATTTCATCAAATCCCATTAGTTGTTTTTTAAATTCTTTAGCTTTTTTAGTCGCTCCACCTAATCCCGTATTAATATCTCCAATAGAATCCGAAACTTCTGCTACACTTCCACTAACATTTAGATTCCAACCAAATAAGCTCGCAATAGCTTTTAATATTTCTTTAATAGCCATTATTATTGCATTTGCCCAAGTTATAATCCAACCAAAAGTATTCACAATAAATGCTCCTGCTACTTGAGAAAGTTCTTGTAATTGATTCTTAAAAACTCTTAATTGATTTGCTGGTTGTTCAAAAGTTCTAGCAAAATCTCCTTGTGCTTGTCCTGCTTGATTTACTATTGCAATGTATCTTGCGACCTCTTTTTCTGCATATGATAATTGTTGCACAGTTCTATCTATTCCTACATCATTTAAAACTCTTGTTAAAGCACTTTCAGAAATGTCAATTCCTATTGCTCTTAACGGCTCTACTTGCCCCGCAATACCCGCTCTAATTTTTTCCACAGCTTGTGTAGTCTCTAAATTATATAATGAAGCAATATCATATCCTGCTTTTGTTAAACTTTCGGACATTAAATAAGAAGCATCTTTATTTATACCTTGAGATTTAAACATTGAATAATACATTGCTTGATATTGCATTAATTCACTTTTGTTTGTTGCAAGTTTTTCATTCATTTCATTCTGAAAATTAATTGCTTTAGTATAATATTTACTAGCTTCTTCATCTAAATTTCCATACTTATCAACAACTCTTCCTAAAGAAACTTCAAATAGATTATTGGTTTCTATCATTGAAATATAACTATTAGAAAGTTGTTTTGTTATATCAAAAGTCTTCTTCAATCCTATTGCAATAACACCTAAACCTAAAGCTTTTTTTAAATCACTAGCTTTTGTAGTTGTTTCTTCTAAATCTTTTTTTAACGAATTATTTTTAGCATTATTTAAAGTAGAATCTAATGTATTCTTTAAACTCTTTAAAGAATTATTTAATTTACTTAAGGCTGAAACTGCCTCTTCAACATTCATCTCTATTGTATTTTCTATAGTTCCTACATCATAATCAGCCCTTTATTTTCACCTACTTTTTATTTAACATTTTCTTTATTTCTTTGTTTCTATTTTTAATTTTTTCTTCCATCTCTTTTATTTTTTCTTTTTCTAATTCCTCAGAAGTTTTAGAAAAATCTATTGGTTTTTTCATATATGTTTGAATCTTATTTTTATTATTAAAATTATTATATATTGCCTTATTTACTGCATCATATATATACAAACCTTGCAACCAATCATTAAAATTATAAAATTCTTTTTGCATTTTCATTTTTTCTATATATGATTTTCGGTATGCCCATAAAAGTTCTGGTTCTTCTTCCCAAAATTCTCTTATTGGCATACCGAATGTAATTGCTAATGGAAGTAAATATTCATAAAAGAACTCTATTAAAGATTTATATTCTTTTTTTTCTTCCCCATCAGGCACTATATTTGTATAATTTTGGCTTTTTTCTTTTTCTTTCCATCTGGGGATTTGATAAAAGCCATATATTGTTCAGATAGAAAAGAAGAAATTTCTTCGGCATCTCCACCTTCTGAAATATATTGTTCTAATAATTTTTCTGCTTTTCTTTCATCTATATCACTATGATATGCTAATAAACCTGTGTAGAACAATTTATCTATCATACTTACTAGCTTATTTAGGTTATCCATAACGTTTAATCCTTTGGCTTCTGCATTTTTTACAGAAGCCCTTGTTGGATAACCTAATTTATATTCTTTTCCCCCAATTTCAATTACTAATACTTTATTCCTAACTAATTCCTCCACTTTTTATTTTATGCTAATAATGCTGTAACTTCTGTTGCTGTCTTATCTTCAATTGATGTTGCAACTATATGTAATGTTGCTTCTTGAGCTGAACCAGCACTAAACTCATTTTTCCATGTTTGAGCTGTACCTCTACAATATGTACCAGTTCCATCACTAAACACTGTTAAAAATTCGTGTGGTTGTCCATCACATATTGTTTTAACTGCTTCAAACTTTTCAGCAGTTCTATTATATGTGTAATCTTGACTTGGTGTATCTTTTCTATCATCAATATATTGTTTTACTGGACTATCAAGTTCAGTAACTTCTATTGTGCCACCTTCTGCACCACTAGCTGGAACTGATTTTATGCTAATTAATTTTGCATATTTTCCATTTTTCTTTACATATAATAATGTTCCTTGGTCATTAATTGCTACTACACCATTTTCTTCCCTATTAAATTACCTCCTATAGATTATATTTTTATTATCAACTATAGCTTCATAACGTATATGTTGTCTATCTACATTTTTATCAATATCTGGAATATTTAAGCATTCTTTTCGATTAAATCCGAAATGGACATCAAATACATTATTTACTAAATTTATCAACTCTTTAGTTATTATTTCTTTCGCTATTAAATTAGTTTTATTCTTCATATTAATTGTATAGATTTCTACTTCATAACTAACTTTAAATTTTTGGTCTTCTTTATCTAAACATTCATCATAAAAATAATTATCAGATTCTTTGATGATTACTAATGGAAATTTATCTTCCGCTTGAGGAGTAGCTTTATATACATTAGGATTGTACTCAGAATTACTTTTTATATAATTTTTTGCATACTTAAATATCGTATCTTCTATTTCTAATAACCTATGCCCCTCCTATTATTTTTGATATTTCTTCTACAGCAATATCATTTAAACTTTCCTCTACTCTTTTACAAGCTTGATAGAACTTTTTCTGTGCTGGAATACCTTTTGTCCACCCAAACGTACCATCTCCTTTAGGATAAACCCACCCTTTTTCTCCATGTTCATTTACATCATATTTCCAACCTACTTGACTTAGTATTTCTGACAAATGTGGATTAGCAGAGCCTACTATTCCTGTTCCAAATTCTTTATATGTATCTATACTATCTGTAGTTTCAAATCCTCCAACTACCTTGTTTTCTATTCTCTTTGTTTCTTTTTTTACTGTAGATTTTAAATTATTTTTTGTTCCTTCTTCTGACAATCTTTCTACAATATTTACGGCAATATTAGGTAATTGCTCTTTATATTTTTTTACTAATTCTTCAAAGTTTTCTAAACTTTTTATAGATAGATTGGTTACAAACTTTGCATTGATTTTCCTTGCACTAACCTCTCAAAATATAATATAATACATTTGTTTTGATTTCTTGGTGGATATAATCTAAAATTTGCTTTCTCACCATTTATCTCTTCACCATTTGGATTAACTCCATCTAAGTAAGCAACATCAAATTCTTTAAATTTATTAAAATACTTATCATATTCTACAACTGCTTTTTGAATTAAATTAGCATTTTCCCCAAATTCTTCAATATCTGATGAGCTAGAGAGTGGTTGCACATTCATTTCATATCTTTGTGGCTTTTCATATTTTGTTACTGAATTTCCATAATCATCATCTTCTATTCCAATTTTTTTCGCTATATATATTGTTTTATTCCATTTCTTTTTCCTATTTTGGAACACCTGCTTTCGCTGGTGGTAATTCATTTAGTAAATCTTTAGATATTCCTGCCTTAGCATATGTTTCTGACAGGCCATTTTCTGAATACTGAATTACATTTTCATTTCCTACTAAATTATATAATTCAATAGCACACTTAGTTTGCCAACTTTTTGCCCTATTATTTGGCAAATCATCTATATCTGGATTAAATGGATAGACTAATCTAAGATATTCGTATTTGGCATCTTCTAGCTTTTGTTTAAATATATTATCTTTTGAAGAATCTTCTTCATTTTCTAATATCTCTAAACGCATTCTTTTTATTTGGTCATATTCTGATATAGTCCTAAATTAGCCTCCCATTCTTTTATTTTATTTTGAGCTTGTAGTTGTTTTTTCTACACTTGTTGTTTGAGCTTGTGAAGCTGGGTCAACTACTACTACTTTTTTTCCTACTGGTTTAGTAAAAGTTGTAGATAATCCAGTGATTTTTCCATGTAATAATTCATTACCATAGTCTAAACCAATTTGTCCAAATAATTGATATTTTTCCCCTGCCCCTGTTTTAGCAAGTGGCTCTAAGAAGAAATTTCCCTTTTTAGGAACTGGTTGTTCAATAGGTCTGATTGCATCAAAATTAAATGCAAATGCAGTTCCTGCTGGAATAAATTCACCTAAAGCTGTTCTTACTTTTCCAATAGGTAATAGTAAGTCTCTAACTTGGATTCCATATTCACTTTCATAAGCTTTTCCCATTTCAATACCTGATTCAACAGCAGAACCATTTAATTGATTTAAACTTACTGTATCTAGCCATAACACTAAATTAGATATGTCTCCACCATTATCTCTAATTTTTTGAACTAAATCATTTACTAGCCAAATATCTAAAGCTTTGTTTTCTGCTGTTATTACATTTGTTACAATAGCAGAGTTCATTCCTCTTGTTTTATTTACTTCGCTATCTTTAGTTGCTTTATTATAAGTTCCTTGAATAAATGTTTTCTCAATACTTCTCGCTAATTTTCTCATTTTATTAGCAACTTGAAAATCTAACTCATTTTGAGGATTAGCTGTTTGACCATCTAAATTAGCTCCTGCTAATGTTCCCATATTACTCATTTTTGCATAAGAAATTGCAACTGCATCTTGGAATATTTGAGTTACATTTGTATTTTGATTTCTTGTTATATAACTAGCTTCTGGTGCTGTTAATGAACCTGTTTCTGAAATACTTGGTATATCTCCATCTTCACTCGCATATTCTTGTCCTAATATAAATTCTACTGAATTTGTATATCCAGTTTTTCCACCTATCATTGATAAGAATGGTGTTCTTGTGTTACCTTTATTAAATAACATTCCAGAATAATTTAAAACACCAAAACTTTGTACTGTTCCATTTGTTTCTGACCTAATTTATCTCTCCTTTTTATTATTTTTTATTATTCTTATTTTCTTGTATAAGTCTTGTATAATACGCCATCTTTATAAAATCATTTTTCTTTGTAGCTTCTTGCAATAATTTTTCATATTTTTCTACTTCTGTTTCATTAGTTCCACCATCTCCACCTTCTGGTTTTGGTGTTGCTTTAGCAATTTTATCAGCAAAATTTTTCTCAATTTCTTGTTTTTGCTTTAACATAGTTCCACATATTGTTTCTGCTAAAGTTTTTGTTTTTTCAAGGTCTTCTTGAACTATACCATCTAAAATTCCTTTATATTCATCTTCTTTAAAACCAGCTTTTGCAAAAGTATTTTCTGCATACATTTTACTAATCGTTAAATTAGCTTTTTGATAAGCTTCTTCCTTAATTCTTTCTTGCTCTGCTTTCTTTTCATCATCAGACATTTTACTTTGCTTAAAAGTTTCAAATTCTGTTTTTAACGCATTGTAAGCATCTAATTGTGTTTTTGTATTTGCTTTTTCTGCATTATACTTTGTTGTTGGTACAAAAGCTTTTCCAACCATTGCTTTAATTGCTTCTGCTTTTCCTGTATCATCTAACTCATTGTTAGATAAAATTTGATTTAATTCTTCATCGTTCCTAATTTCACTCCTTATTCACACTACCGTTTTTACCGAGCGTCCTCGTTATTTTGTGCGACTGATTTTTTACCCTCATCAGTTGAGATATTTTTTATATTTGAAAGTTCTGTTTTTTTCCAGAAATCTTTACCATAATATTTTTGTGCCTTAGCATATACATCATTTGGGTCACTAAACAATCCACAAATTGTAAACGCTATTTCTGGTGGCACTTGTGCTGACTGCATATTCATTAATCCTTGCGTTTTTACTAATAAATTATCTGATTTATTTCTTGTAAATTTAACATCTATATCTGAAATTCTTAATTTTAATAATCTTCCTTTTCCTTTGCATATACTTAGCACTGTTCTTAGACATTTCCTTTCTGATTTTTTAAATGCTAATTCATCTTGTTTTGCTCTTTCATCTGCCATTGTCCAACCCTCGCCAAGCAACCTTGCTTGTCCTGTATCTCCACCGCTAGCTTTATGATTTAATCTTGGCACACCACAAATTGTTAAAACATTATTATATAAATCATCAGTTACTACTTTAGTTTCACTATGCATTAATTGATTAACAAGTAATTTTAGGTCTGCTGGCTTGTCTGGAGTAGATGAATTTATTTTTATAGCTCCTAATGCCAAGAGTTCTCTTAATTCTGTTGCATCTACATCTTGATTTACAAAAACCAATAAACTTTGAACAAATTGGTCTATACCATCTAAATCATCTGACTTTATTTGATTTATAGCATTTAAACTACTCATAACTAATTCTATTAATCCTAATCTTGCTTGATTTAAAGGATATTCTATTATTCTATGCCCTTTTCTTACTAAAGGATATTCTTTTACTTTTGTATATCCTGTATCATTAATAGGCATATCTTGTTCTAATAATTCGCAATTTCCTAAACTTTCTTTAAATTTACATATAAATTTATCTGTGTAAATTGTTATTATTCTATATTTACTCATAAACTGCGTATTATCTTGTGTTTGTAACATTTCACTAAAATAACTATAATGTCCAGAAAAAAGCTGTTCTCCTTTTATCCCACTAGAATAAACTACAAAAGTTTGTCTAGGGTCTGCTGTTCGAAGTTCAAATGGAGCTTCATCTTCATCTGATTCTTCATCTTCATCTATCCATCTATATGCTGTTCCACAAATATATTGCCATTCAGCTAATTCTTTATCTAAACTAGATTTATCTTCACTTTCCATAAATCTATTCAATTCTGAAATATCTGGATTTACTTTTTCATTGTCTTTTTCACCTTTTTGCACATATTGCACTGGTTCTCCATAAACATAGGCTTTTTTAAATTCAACAATTTCAAATGCGTGGTTTTCTAGAACTTTATTATTAATTTCTGGTCTAACAATTTTTTCTTTATTTAAAATTGGTTGCTTTCCCTTATAATAATTATATAAATATTCAATCTCACTTACATTTTTATCATGTTCTCTTAATATTTGTGGCAAAATTTCTTGTATTGCCTTTGCATTTATATCTTTCTTTTCCTTAGACCAAGTTAAAACCCTTCTGCCAAAATAAGCGACAGTATCGTTCGTATTAACAACAACTGGGTTTACATCACTTGGTCTTTCAGCATTTATCACTTCTGTTTTTGATTCTACTTCGCTCCTTTTAATTCCTCCATAATATAATGAAGAGCAAAATATTACTTCCTCATAACACTTTGCTCTTTCTAAGCTATAAAATGGAGTGAATTAGATTATAGATACTCATTCCCTCCACTATTTAATCAATGTATCTATTTTCCCTCTATAATAAAATAGTTCTCTCTATATACATTTTATCATATAAACAATTAATCGCAAAAATGGTTTACGTAAGACTGCCTTGTTCTTCGTATTTATATTTTTCGCATTGAGAAACATATATTACATCTTGTCCCCAACTATCCTTTTCTCTACAAATTTCTTTCATATATGGCTTTCTTTCATTATAATACCTATAATGAAAACACTTTTCCCAATTTTGACATTGCCAACATATAATTATCCTATTTCCTCCTAATTGCAATAAACTATTTCTTTTCCATATTCTACTGCTACTTGATGTTCTATTTTACAACCTCTAGCCTTCTCCCAGCCTTTCATAAATATAACAGCATCAACTCTTCCTATAAATTCAATACTTTTAGATAAATAAAATATTGCCTCATCACAATTTTGTGGAGCTTCTTCTGAAATAATCGTATCAATTACTTCTAAACCTTTCTCTTCTAATTCTTTTACTAATTTTGTTCTTTCTTCCTTTATTTGTTCATTTGTCTTACCTCTCATAGGTTGACTAATCATTACTTTCATTATTTTATTCCTCCTAAAATCCTAATATTCTTCTATTTATTCCAACAGGTTTACTTGGCTTTGTTTTCTCTAAAATTATATCATTCGCAAACATTGCCATTGAATCTGGTGCATCATCATGTTTATTAGCATAGTCAAAAGAATATGTAGTAAAGTTTTTCATAAATCTACCATAATCAGTATTAGGTTTATACATTTTTTTATCCTTAAACACAATAAATCTTTTAATAATACCTCTAGCATCTTTTATTCTTTGCTCTTTATTTTTTGAAACATAATCTTCTATAATCTCACATAAAAAGTAACCTTTTGCATGGAGTCTATCTTCTAACAAAGTTTTTAAAGAAGTGTCAATATTATTTTCTACAACAAATCTAATAATTTGATGTTGAATTATTTTATCTACTATCTCATCATATAATTCTGTCATAGCTTTCTGTTTAAATATGCAGTCTATAAAATAATATTTTTCACCATCTGTTTTATAAATTGGCATTGAAACATTATCTTTTCCTTTTCTTGCAGGGTCTAATACTGCTAGTGCGTATGGATTACATTTTTCACTACCATCTTCATTTAAAGGCAATTTCTCAAAATGTTCTAGTAATTCATCTGCAAATTCTAAACCTGTAGGAGCTATTGGTTCTTGCTGATATACACAACTGAACAAAAAGGAGTCAGTTGTATCTCTTAGCCTTCTAGCTTCTTCTGTTGTTAATACTGGTGGACATGTGCTATTATCATTTTCATCTAATAATGGAACTTTAACAAAAACTGCATATCCATCTGTAGCTTCCATGACATATTTTTCAAACCCTTTTATCTTACTAGGTTTCATAATATGACTTGCTTCAATGTCATTCATTGTACGATTTAATATATCTTCTGGTGACCACATAGTACCAACAAATATATATGTTACACTAGGGTCTGTTCTTCTGTTAAACCATTCTGTTGTCCAACTTTCATATATTTTTCTATGCACCTCACTATTAGTTGCTTCTTCTGCACCTTTTGTCATATCATCAAATATTAAAGCTTTATTCGCTCTCTCTCCTGTAGAAGCACCATCACGTGTTCTAGCTATATGTGATTTTTGAGAACCACTATCTTTTAAAATCCAATCTGATTCTTTTTCTTTTTCAAATGGCTTGTCACCATATTTTTTAAATTCTGGAAATACATCACTAAATCTTGGATTTCTAATTATTGACTGTATTGCTCTACTAAATCCCAAAACTAATTCCTGTGAATACGACCATCTTAAAATACTATTCCTGTTATTTAATCCATAAAGCCATGCACTAAAATTATTTAAAGTATAACTCTTGCCATATCCGTGGAGGAAATGATGCCTCTATATATTGTAACTTTGAATCATAAGCACTTTTATTTAAATAAAATACAAATGGCTTTAATACACTTCTTCTATTCCCTAAAACTCTAGTTTCAGAAGGCATTTCCATTTCCATATAATCAATAAAATGTTCTAACGACCTTCTTCCTGCAAAAGCATATGATTTTTCCCATAATTCATAATATTTAGGCATATATTCTGTGTCACAATTATAAATTCTGTTTTCTAAAAAAGGTATTAAGAATTTAATAGAATACTTACAAGCTTTTAATTCTATTTCTTGTCTATTTTTTTCAGTTTTGGCTGAATCAAAATATTCCAATAATATTAAATATAAGTTATTAGACATTTCATATTTACTATATTCATCTATTTTTTTACTTTTTAAAACTTGTATTATTTCATTTACTATTTTCTCATAATTTTGCCTACTATCACCTTATTAAACTTTATTCAGAAATATCATTTTCACATATCCATTCCTTTATTCCACTTAATTTATATAATACTCCTCCAGAAGTAAATCTTATTGTTTGAATTTTATGCCTTTGTCCATTATATTTAATAGTTTGTCCAAAAATATATTTCATTTTATACATTTTTCTTTATCTCCTTAATTTTTTTCCATTCAAATTCAGATGGTTTTCCAACCATTTTTACTAAACAATAATCGGGTAATTCTAATGCAACTTCTATTCTTCTAGCCCATGTATAACCCATTTTTATATTAATTGCATTATTTAATTTTTGTTTAACCAATGTCTTATTGTCTGCTAGTTTTAACTTTTTCATTTTATTTAATAACTGAGTTTGAGTTATATTTTTTCTTTTGAGTAAATCTTTCACATAATCTTCAACTCTAATCATATCTTCTCCTTTGGTTCAAGAACCTAGATTCGAACTAAGAATTAGAGGTTCAAAGCCCCTTGTGATACCATTTCACCATTCTTGAATGTATTGGCTGGAACAGCAAGACTCGAACTTGCGACATTTCGATTAACAGTCGAACGCTCTACCAACTGAGCTATGTTCCAATATGGGTTATATATTGGGAGTTGAACCCAAACTTAGAGAATCACAATCTCTCGTGCTAACCATTACACTATATATAAATGGTCTGAACAGCTGGATTTGAACCAACACAAGATGTTCCCAAAACACCTATGCTACCATTAACATCATGTCCAGATTTATATTGCGAATATCACTATTAAAATAACTGCAATATTCGCTCAGAAAGGAGGTGACAAAATGTCACTTAGTGCAATAAAATTGAAAGGAATAGATTTTACTGCACTTGGAGCTGACTACTGGAATTGAACCAATACCAATTACTTACAAGACAATTGTTCTACCTTTAAACTAAATCAGCATATATATAAGGAATATAAATATACTCCTCTTCATTAGATTAGCAATTATGCTTATATCTAATATCTTCTATTGGTAGCGGGGGCTAGATTCGAACTAGCGTACTCCAGACTAGGATTCTGGCGAGATGACCAACTTCTCTACCCCGCGATATATTTTTAAATACATTATTAGAGCTTCCCCTTACAAATAATTATTTTCTTAATTATTCAACCACTAGGAAGACAAGTCTGAGCTATGGAAGCCACGCCATAACTTCTTGCCCATTTTTCCCTACACAAGCTTGTTTACTTGTAAATTTCACCCATCATTCAGAGTTTTAGTTTGATAATTTAACCTATTATCATCAAAAATATCTGTAATTATCTCGTTTGAGCTACTTTAACCTAGTTATGTCTTATAGTTGTTTTTTCAACAACTTCACAAGAAATAGTCTTATTTAGCATTACCTACATTGCTTTATCTCGCTACAGATAAGATATAGGCTTATTCCACACAGTGGTATCTATTGCGACTACGACAACTCTAGTGTTTTATTAAGCAATAATTTTTGCACATTACCCATTATTGACTTTTACATCTTCTCCATACATATTACTATATATAGAAAGCAACCTTATAAAAGTATCCTTCTATCTGACTACTTATTGGATAATTCCAAGCCACATGACCTTGCGGTTTAACACTTGGGTAATAATATATTTAATTGGTGGGGCATCTACGACTTGAACGTAGTCCTTGTGGGCTTCAACCACACGCTCTGCCTGTTAAGCTAACGCCCCATATTTACTGCATAGCCAAGTTCTATGCATGGTACTAAGTTTTTTTCAAAGCGGTTATACTTAAAACCATAACTTAATATGTAAAAACCGATACTTGTTAATATTAGATTTTAGTGTCTACTTATTCCACCACTACATATTTTTAATTTCCACTCCAATTAATTAATTCAACATTTAGAATTTTTATATCTTTGCATCTTTCTAATTCTAAATCATCATTGTAATTAGATTTATAATAATCTAACTTGTAATCTAAATTCCCTCTTTTTACAATTATGATTTCTGTATCTGTTCTTGTAGGAACTGTTAATTCTAGCATTACATCTATATCATAATCTTTTGCTTCTTGAAATTTTGTTATTAATTCTGATTTCTTCCTATTTTTTCTCCTCTCTTCTAAAATTACATTTACCTTTATACCATGCTCCACATTGCTCTTTTTTACATTCTTTATTTATATAATTTTCAGATATAACTGAACCATTTTCATTGCCTGCATTATTATATGAAATCAATGTTGTTCTTATAAAAGTACTTTGAATATATGGACAAAACATAATTCCTCCTATTTTCCAAAAATTGTTTTTAATATATTACTTACAAAGCTTATAACAATTCC